TGCGGGTACTAAAACATTTAGTTCAAGTCCTAAAATACCTGTCAATGGAGGTAATAGTGGATTAGCTGGAATAGTCATTGATGATGGTAATGGTACTATACAAGCTGGAACACATTATGTATATCCAAATACCACTGAATTAACTTATGTAAAAGGAGTTACATATGCTATACAAACACAAATAGATAGTAAACAAGCTACTTTAGTATCAGGTTCTAATATTAGAACAATAAATGGAAATACATTATTAGCTGGAGGTGATTTAGTTGTTGGTGCACCATCTCAATTTGCTTATACAATGTTGGCTAATAATACTGCTTCAACAGCAGTTCCGACTGAAAAAGTATTTAAGGATATAGCAGAACAAACAAATTTAGCAACAGCAAGTGCAATATCTTGGACTGGAACAGCACCAACAAATCCAATATCATTAAATTATAAATGGGAACAGATTGGAAGTTTAGTAGTTGTTAGATTTAATTTAGTTTATACAACTGCTGGAACATCAAATGCACAATTAACAATTACATTACCTTCAGATATGCCATCTCCCATATCAATAACAGGATTTACATCAGCAAATGATGTACTATATTTTGGTAATGGTTCATTTAGTAGTTCTAAAACATTACCAACTGTTGTTGGAATAGCAGTTTTAAGAAGAAATTCTACAAATACTGGTTATGAATTTACAATGACAAGAATAGGAGGAAGTATAAATAGTGCTTGGTTAACATTTCAATATTTCGCATAATGAAACATATAGTACAAATTAATAGTATAGGTACAAATTTAATTACAATTGTAAATGTAGAAAATTATATAGGAGAATTAGAAAATCATCCAATATTTTTAGCATTTCCAAATCAATTTATAATTTCTGAAGATGAAATTCCAGAAAGTCATCAATATGTAATTTATGAGTAATATAGATAAGATATTAAATAAGATTATATCTAGGAAACTATTGGTATTCTTAATAGCTTGTGGTGGTTTATTTATTATGAATTATATAATTATACTGAACTTCCAGAACCAAATCCTGAAAACTTTATAGATTATAATGATATAACTGAAGAAACTGTTATATCATGGCTAGAAAGTCTATTAGATATAGATATCAATAATCAATTAGTGGAACAAGGAATTAATGAAAAATTAAATCCTCCAATAATTCAAGGAATTCCATGGGATAATAATTAGTAAAAAAATAACTATCTTTGTAAAATGAAAAAAATAACAGAACAAGAGTTAGAAGACTTAAAAAGAATAAACTTAGAGTTTAATTCATTAAGAATAAAAATAGCAGATATTGAAATTGAAAGAAATAGGCTCAAAATATATAAAGATGAGATATTTTCTAAACTAGATGTAGCATCTAATGATTTCAAAGAGCAGGAAAAAAAATTATTAGATATTTATGGAAATGTAAATATAAATATACAAACAGGAGAAATTACAGATGACAAAAATTAGCAAGTTTCCAGAAAATTATACACCAGATGTTGATGATTTATTAATAGGAACAGATGTTGAACATAGCAATGCTACTAAGAATTTCACAATTCAAAGTATAATTAATTTAGTTCAACAAGGATTAATTCCTACACTTGAACAAGTTACTACAGCTGGAAATACAACAAATAAAAAAATAATATTATCTGATGAAGGACTATATGTTGATTTAGGATCAGAAAATAATATAGGTATAGATATTTTAAATAATGATGGTGGATCATCTATAATTCCTTTTAGATATAGATCTTATAATCCAGATGATGATTCATATGCTACACTTGCACAAATAAGTTCAGCTGGAGATTTAATTACAAATTCATTTATAAAATTTGGCGGAAATTCATCACAGTATTTAATGGCTAATGGAACAGCTGCGTCAAATATTGCTACAAATACAACAACAACTGCATTATCATTAGCTACTTTAAATAGTTTATATTCAACTGCTATAATAGGTTTTAGAGTTCACTGCATTAGTATTACTGCTGGTAAGCTAATATATGAGAAGACATCAACAGGATGGGTATCATATTCAGTAAATGTTGTTGTATAATGAATGATATTAGAAAGATATCTATAGGACCTAACTATAAAAGTGATGCAATGCACTTTATTGTTGGCCAGGAGGTACTTGATAAGAGTTATACAATCCACTCTATACTACTAGATGATAAGTCTGGTGGTATAAAGGTATGGATAGAGAAGGACTCCGAAGTGTTCTGCTGGAAGGAGTTCAACATTAATATGCCAGTTTCACTAGAGTATAACATAAACTTCTGATGAGATCCCCAGACATGTTTATTGTCCGACCATTAGATGGTAGGCGATACGATAATATAAAAAATATTGGAGGAGTTGACTTTATAACTAGCACGTCTAAAGAGGACCATACAGTATCTAATAGACTCGCAGAAGTTATAAACGTACCTTTAACTTACGATGGAAATATAAAAGTTAACGATATACTTCTAGTTCACCACAACGTATTCAAGGTATACTATGATATGAGAGGTAGAGAAAAGAGCGGAGCTAGTTTCTTTAAGGATGATCTATTCTTTATAGATGATGAGCAGTACTTCATGTATAACCAGAATGGAGAGTGGAATACACACTCTAAATACTGTTTCATAAAACCAATAAAGCAGAAGGACTCAACAATAAATAAGAACAGTCAAGAGGAACCATTGATGGGTACTATTGTATATATAAATCAAAAGTTACTAGACCTTGGTCTAAGTATTGGAGATGAGATCTCGTTTGAGCCAGACAGTGAGTACCCATTTTATATAAATGGAGAGAAGTTATACAGAATGTTAACTAATAACATTACAATCAAATGGACCACAACATAATAAAACAGAAGATCATTGCTGCTGGATATAAAGCTGTTAATGAACTTATAAAGGTTGCAGAAGATGAGATTATAACTGGCATGGATACAGATCTTTCTGCAGATAAACTAAAGAATGCGGCTGCTACTAAAAGACTTGCTATAGAGGATGCCTTCCAGATACTAAATAGGATTGAGCAAGAGAACGATAAACTAACCGAAGAGGTTAAGGTATCTGAACCTAAAATACAGGGATTTGCAGAAAAAAGATCAAAATAATCTATATACAAGGCTTAGCGAGTTTCTTCCTGCTAACACCATACACATGAAGAACAAGGCCAAGTCTTGGTCTTATGGTTATGATGAGAAACATGACCTAGTTGTAATATCTAAGGATGGAACCATTGGAGATATATATGAGATAAATGGTCTCAATATAGCTCTACCATCCGTCCCAAAAAATGTGTATAAAAGGGACGAAAAAAAAGAGAATCAGTACTGGGAACCAGCAGATTATCCAAAAGAATTATCAAATATAAAGTCTATATTCCAGTGGCATACAATGTCAAAGGAGTTCAAGTCAAAGTGGGTAGACTACATAGAGGGTGAATTTGATCGTAGAGAGAACGGATTCTTCTTTAAGAATAATGGAGTAGATACTTATATAACTGGTTCTCAGTATATGTACTTACAGTGGACAAAGATTGACGTTGGTCTTCCAGACTTTAGAGAGGCTAATAGGATATTCTTTATATTCTGGGAGGCATGCAAGGCTGATGATAGATGCTTTGGTATGGCTTATCTTAAGATCAGACGTTCTGGATTCTCGTTTATGGGATCAAGTGAACTATCTAACATAGGAACTCTTGCAAAAGATTCAAGACTTGGTATACTATCAAAAACTGGTAATGATGCCAAGACAATGTTTACGGATAAGGTTGTGCCTATAGTGAACAACTATCCATTCTTCTTTAAGCCTATTCAGGATGGTATGGACAAGCCTAAGACAGAGTTAGCATTTAGAGTTCCTGCTTCAAAGATTACAAAGAAGAATATGTATGAGGATGGTGAAGCAGAAATAGAAGGTCTTGACACTACAATCGACTGGAAGAATACAGGAGACAACTCATATGATGGTCAAAAGTTACAACTACTAATACATGATGAGAGTGGTAAATGGTTAGCTCCAGATAACATTCTAAATAACTGGAGAGTTACAAAGACTTGTCTACGATTAGGTAGTAGAATTATTGGAAAGTGTCTTATGGGGTCAACACCTAATGCGTTAGCAAAAGGTGGTTCTAACTTTAAGAAACTGTATGAGGATTCTAATATAAAAACTAGAAACAATAACGGACAGACTAAGTCTGGGATGTATGCTCTATATATACCTATGGAGTGGAACTTTGAGGGATACATAGATATATACGGTATGCCAGTATTTAGAGAGCCATCTAAGCCAATGAAAAGTATAGATGGATCTATGATAAAAACTGGAGCTGTTGATTACTGGGAGAATGAGGTTGAGTCATTAAAAGGAGATGCCGATGCGCTTAATGAGTTCTATAGGCAGTTCTCTAGGACAGAGTCTCACGCATTCAGGGACGAGAGCAAGTCATCCATATTCAATCTAACAAAGATATACCAGCAGATAGACTACAACGACTCACTTATAAAGGATAGGGTTCTAACTAGAGGATCTTTCAGTTGGCTCAACGGAGAGAAGGACACGAGGGTTGTGTGGACGCCAGACACAAGGGGAAGGTTCCTAGTGTCCTGGATACCAAGTAATCAGATGCAGAACAATGTCATCAACAAGAACGGGATGAGGTACCCAGGGAACGACCACATCGGTGCGTTTGGTTGTGACCCTTACGATATCTCTGGGACAGTTGGTGGTGGTGGATCTAACGGATCACTTCATGGACTCACCAAGTTCAATATGGACGATGCTCCTAGTAACCACTTCTTCCTTGAGTACATAGCAAGGCCACAGACTGCAGAGATATTCTTTGAGGAGGTACTGATGGCGTGTGTGTTCTACGGGATGCCTATACTTGTTGAGAACAATAAGCCAAGACTTCTATATCATCTAAAGAATAGAGGTTATAGGGGATTCTCAATGAATAGGCCAGATAAGCACGTAACGAATCTATCTAAGACAGAGAAAGAACTTGGAGGTATACCTAACTCATCTGAGGACGTTAAGCAGTCACATGCGGCTGCAATTGAGTCTTATATAGAGAAGTATGTGGGTCTAGATATGGAGGGTACATATAGAGATTCTGATGAGATGGGTGACATGTATTTTACTAGAACTATTGAGGAATGGGCTAAGTTTGATATTAATAATCGTACAAAGTTTGATGCTGCAATTAGTTCTGGACTAGCTATAATGGCTAATCAAAAGAATGTTTATCTTACGGCAAAAAAAGAATCGAAATTAAGCATTACCTTTGCGAAATATAATAACAACGGAAGATATAGTGAAATTATAAAATAGTGGCATATTTATATAGACATATTAGATTAGATAAAAATATACCATTCTACATAGGAATAGGTATAGATAGTAATTACTATAGAGCTAATTCTAAAAAAAGTAGAAATGATCACTGGAATAAAATAGTAAATAAAACAGAATACGAAGTAGAGATACTATTTGAACACGAAGATTATAATTTTATAAAAGAGAAGGAAAAAGAATTTATATCTCTATACGGTAGAAAAGATACCAATAATGGTATGTTAGTTAATAAGACTGATGGTGGAGATGGTTGTTTAGGATTAATTCATTCAGATGAAGCTAAATTAAAAATGAGTATTCCAAACAAAGGTAAAATAATTTCTGAAGAACAAAAGAGAAAAGTTTCTGAATTTCACAAAGGAAAATTTGTAAGTAAGGAAACAAGATTAAAAATTTCAGAAGCTAATAAAGGAGAAAAAAGTTCAAGATACGGTAAAACTATTTCTGAAAACACTCGAAAAAAAATGATAAGTTCTGCGAAAAGAGGTTCTGAAAACTTTTCTTCTAAATTAACTGAAGAAGATGTAATATCTATTAGGAAAATATATGAAAATAAAGAACATTCTCATTCTAAATTAGCTAAAATTTACGGAGTGTCAAAAAATAATATAGGATCTATATTAAACAGAAATACTTGGAAACATATATAAATGAAAGAAGTAAAAATAAATATACCTGCTACATCATTTCCTGACCAGTTTGCGTCAGATAAAGAAAAAGAATCTTATGAATATGGATTGCAAATTGGAGCTTCTATCCAATACGAGTGGTTCAGAAAAGATAATCATAATTCAAGATTTTATAATCAGTGGGGAGACTTCCATAGATTAAGACTGTATGCAAGAGGAGAACAATCAGTAGCCAAGTATAAAAATGAGATGGCTGTTGACGGTGATCTTAGTCACCTTAATCTAGACTGGACTCCAGTACCTATCATACCTAAGTTTGTTGATGTTGTTGTTAACGGAATGAATGATAGGCTATTCAAAGTTAGAGCATACGCACAGGACTCAATATCACTACAGAAAAAGACAAAGTATCAGGACATGATACAGGCAGATATGCTTTCAAAAGATATCCTTACAGGAATTAAGGAGAATCTAGGAGTAGATGCATTCGATACAAATCCAGATGAACTTCCAGAGAACGATGAAGAACTTGCTCTATATATGGAACTTAAGTACAAGCCAGCTATAGAAATTGCAGAAGAGGAAGCTATAAATACAGTTCTAGAACAGAACAACTATAACGAGACAAGAAAGAGAATAGATTATGATATTGCTACTCTAGGAATAGGAGTTGCAAAGCATATGTTTCTTCCAGGAGCTGGTGTTAAGATTGAATATGTAGATCCAGCAAATATAGTACATAGCTATACAGAGGATCCAAACTTTAAGGACTGCTTCTATTGGGGAGAGATCAAAACAGTTCCTATAACAGAACTTGTAAAAATAGATCCTAGTTTAACTAATGAACAACTTGAAGAGATTTCTAAGTATAGTCAGTCTTGGTATAACTATTATAATTCATCCCAGTTTTATAGTAACAGCCTCTTTAGTAAGGACGCTGCTACTCTGTTGTATTTCAATTATAAGACAACAAAAAAGATAGTATATAAAAAGAAGAATCTTGATAATGGAAACTTCAAAATAATAGATAAGGAAGATACGTTCAATCCTCCACAGGATATGATGGACGAAGGAAATTTTGAAAAGATAGAGAAGACAATTGACGTGTGGTACGATGGTATCATGGTAATGGGTACAAATATAATGCTTAGATGGGAACTATCTAGGAATATGGTTAGACCTAAGTCAGCATCTCAACGCGCAATGCCTAACTATATAGCAGTTGCTCCTAGAATGTACAAGGGAGCAATAGAGTCTTTAGTTAAGAGAATGATACCATTTGCTGATCTTATACAGGTAACACACTTAAAATTACAACAGGTCATATCTAAAGTAGTTCCAGACGGTGTATTTATTGATGCTGATGGTATTAATGAGGTTGACTTAGGAAATGGTGCAGCATACTCTCCAGAGGACGCTCTTAGACTATACTTCCAGACTGGTAGTGTTATCGGTAGAAGTTATACTGGAGATGGTGAATTTAATAACGCAAGGGTTCCTATACAAGAGCTTAACTCTAATAGTGGACAGGCTAAGATAGCTAGTCTTGTAGGAAGTTATAACCATTACCTAGGAATGATTAGAGACGTTACTGGATTAAACGAAGCTAGAGATGGATCTATGCCAGATCCAAACTCCTTAGTTGGAGTACAGAAACTAGCTGCTCTTAATTCAAATACAGCTACAAGACATATATTGGAATCTAGTTTATATATTACAAGAACATTATCAGAAGCAATATCATGTAGAGTTGCAGATATACTAGAGTATTCAGACTTTAAGGAAGAGTTTATATTACAAATAGGTAAATACAATGTAAGTATACTTGAGGATATCAAGGACCTTCACATTTATGACTTTGGAATATTTATAGAGGTGGCTCCAGATGAAGAAGAGAAAGCTCAATTAGAGGCAAATATTCAGATGGCATTATCAAGAGACTCTATATATTTAGAGGATGCCATAGATATTAGAGAGATAAGAAATCTTAAGCTAGCTAATCAACTTCTTAAACTTCAGAGAAAGAAGAAAGAGGAGACAGTGCAAAAGAATCAGCAAGCTCAGCAGCAGATGCAAGGTCAGATTCAGCAACAGTCTCAACAGGCTGCGGCTCAAAGTGCATTACAGGCAATACAAGCAGAGACACAATCTAAGATGCAAATTAAGCAGGCAGAGGTTGGGTTTGATATTGAGAAACTTAAGCAGGAGGCACAACTTAAGATGGAGCTTATGAGAATGGAATTTGATCTACAGATGCAACTAAAAGGAATTGAGACAGAGCAGATTAACCAAAAAGATAATCTTAAAGAAAAAGCAAAAGATAAAAGAATAAGTATACAGAATACACAACAATCAAAGTTAATTGATCAGCGTAAGAATAATCTTCCACCAGTTAATTTTGAATCTAATGAGGATAGTTTGGACGGATTTGATATGTCTGAATTTGAACCTAGATAATTACTAACTTTGCAAAAAATTAAATCAAATGGAAAATTTCACAGTTAGAGATATAGGTATCTCTGAGCAAAAGTCTGTTCAAGAAATAGAACAACAGTTGTTAGATCAACACGAGGAAAAATTAAGTCAAGATGTTCAACAGGAAGAACCGTTCATTGCAACTGAACAGATAGAGCCAAATGAACTAAAAGATGAGGATGTACTTTCGTACATTAAGAATAGATATAATAAAGAAGTAAACTCAATTGATGAGTTATTTCAAAAGAGAGAAGAGGCAGAAGAATTACCAGGTGATGTATCTGCTTATTTCAAATATAAAAAAGAGACTGGACGTGGAATTGAAGACTTTGTTAAATTAAACAGAGATTATGATTCAATGGATTCAGACTCATTATTAGCAGAGTACTATTCACAGACAGATGAAGATCTAGATGATGAGGACATAGCTTATTTGATTGAGGATAAGTTTTCGTATGACGAGGACTTAGATGATCCGAAGGATATTAAGAAAAAAGAACTCGCTAAAAAGAAAGAGCTTGCTAAGGCTAAGAAGTACTTTGAGGATTCAAAGGAGGCTTATAAGATACCAGTTGAGTCAACTGGAGGTCTTGTCTCTGATGACGAGAAGGAGACTTACAATGCCTACAAGAAATACGTTCAAGATTCGCAGAGTCAACAAGAAGAAAATTACAGAAAATCTGAGTATTTTCAAAAGAAGACCGAGGAGCTTTTCTCTGATGATTTCAAAGGTTTTGATTTCGTTATAGGAGATAAGACAGTTAAGTTTTCACCTGGAGATGTTAAGGAGACTAAGAAAATTCAGTCAGATGTTTCAAACTTCATATCTAAGTATATAGATGCGAATGGAATGATATCTGATCCTGTTGGTTATCACCGTTCATTAGCAGCTGCTATGAATCCAGAAAAAATGGCCACGTTCTTTTATGAACAAGGCAAGGCTGAAGCGTTATTAGATAACGCA